TGAAGAAGACCACCACCCATTTACGCTATATTCTTTATACTATTAGAGGAGAAAAAAAAAAGATGTATAATATACACAAACTAATATTATAAAGTAATAAAAAAATAAAATAGTTAAAATTTAATTGGAATAAGCGAGACCACCCATACCAGATAATATGCGTAATACGTTGTAATTTACAGCATAAATATTGATGCCTTTATATGTTGCTCCCGCCGCTCCCTTAGTTGAAGTAGGGAGAGGGTAATTAGCACCTGTATATAATTCATCTGTGACTGTTACCATCAAAGTAGCAGTGTCGATACGAGACATATTAAGTGTACCACTTGGTTGATGATCTTCAGGTTTAAGAGCAAATGAATATACGTTAATTCCGTGATTTTTAGAAATATTAGAATGATGTTGATATGGTTGAACATAGTTAAAATAAGACCCTTTTCTTAAAGCAAATCTATCATTTCCATTTAATTGTAATATAGCATCTTTAAATGGATTAGTGCAAAGATCATCTAAAACATATTTGTTGCCATCCGCAATATCAGTGTTAGTGTAATCATACCAACGAGAATGGATATTTACTGGGGAGGCTAATTTAGCGACCCATATTAATTCCTTGCAAGGGTGGTTAAAATTTAATTTTACACGATTAGACCCTGGATTTAAAGTTTCAGTTCCTGTAAATTGTAATTGTTCAATTAAATATTCATGTGATAATTGTGCAAAACGTCTGCGCTCGTCAGTATCAAGGAAAATATAATCTACCCATAATGAAACATTAGTTATATTAGGAACATCTGTTAAATCAGTAGTCTCAGCCACACCACCAGTTGTTTTACATACACAATTAATTTTTGTTTCAAATTCAATTTTAACTTTTACTTCATGATATTGAAGAGCTATTAAAGGAAGTGCTAAACCAACATTTCTACAGAACCAAAATTCAAGTGGTATATATAATGTTTTATTTGATGCGGATACACCTTCAGCACCTACCATAGAGTTATAACCTTCACGCTTTCCAACAGGTAATGATAATTCATTCCAGATATATAACCAATCTGAGTAATGTTTATCTATTTGCTGTCCTCCAATTTCAATAACTACGGATTTTAATAATCTTAAGCCTAAATAATTTACATATTGGCATGAGGTGCTTATTTCTTCAGGAATATCAACCTGTACATACATTCTATTTATTAAATCACCATTTCTAGATATTTGGCATGTTACTGTATTTCCATATCCAGGATTGCCGTTAAAAGTCTGTTGAATAGCTTCAATAGCGAAGTTAGTATGACGACGATATACAACTTTGAAAAAAGTAATTTGAGGATTACCTGTTAAATAAACATCCTGAGCACCATAAGCAACTAGTTGAAGAAGACCACCACCCATTTACGCTATATTCTTTTATACTATTAGAGGAGAAAAAAATATAAATAAGTACGCGAATATTAAAAATAATTCATATAAAACTATATATTAATAATTCTATTATAATGATGTTTAAAGAGAAATCATCAAAAAAAAAAATAAATATAGATACAAATGAAAGTTATACACTTGATGCTATGCATAATAATATGATAAAAAGTTTTGAAAATTCTAATAAACAAATAGAATATTACAATACATTATTAATAAAATATAATGATGAATTAAATATAATTAATGATACGCTTATTAAAAATAAAGAAAACAACTATGATACAAGTGAATTAAATAATATTAATAAAGATTTGTGGACTAGTAATATAGAATTAAGGGAAAAGATAATAGATATTAAAGGTAAAATTAAAGAACTTACTAATGTTGATGAAATCGAATATTATAAAAATACTAGTTATATACTATTTCAATATTATGAAACAGTAGAGAAGCAAGCAAGTATTAATAATGTATTAATGGGTAGCGAAAATATTATTAAATCATCATCGGAGTTACCTATAAAACAAATTAAGACTATTAAATCAGATACTAAAAAAAAGAAATTAAACAATTCTATGAACACTATTAATGTTTTGGATGCTTTAAATAATATAAATGATATTAAAAACACATCTAATATTTCAGAAAATGTAGATATTGCTAAAAACAATTATGATAATTCTTTAAACATTCAAGAAAATAATATAAATGAAGATAAAAGTTCGCTTGTTGATAAATATATGTCTATTATAAATAAAAAACACGTTAGAAATGTTGAGGAGGAAAATATAGAGATGTGTAAACAATGTAAAATACAAATGACATGTTTACAGCATGACGCTATAATTATTTGTAATAATTGTGGATATCAGGAATTATTATTAGTAGAGCAAAATAGACCTATACTTAAGCAAAATACAAAAGATACATCTCATTTTTGTTATAAAAGAATAAATCATTTCCGCGAATGGTGTAATCAAGTTCAAGGCAAAGAAAGTACAGATATTCCAGACGAAATTTTTGAAAAAATCTTGGCGGAAATTAAAAAAGAAAAGATACTTGATTTGAAAAAAATAACATATACCAAAATGCGAGATATTTTGAAAAGATTACGTATCAATAAGTATTACGAGCATATTAATTATATTATTAACAGAATAAATGGAATACCTACTCCGCAATTTAGCCCAGAATTAGAAGAAAAATTATGTAGTATGTTTAGAAGTATTCAAGCTCCATTTTTAAAGCATTGCCCTAAAGATAGAAAGAACTTTTTATCTTATAGTTACGTTTTATATAAGTTTTTTCAAATTCTCGGTTTAAATGAATATTTGCGCTATTTTCCTCTATTGAAAAGTAGAGAGAAGTTATACGTTCAGGATCAAATATGGAAAAAAATATGTATTGATTTAAATTATGAAATTATTCCATCTCTATAATATTTATAATAATTTGTCTATTGTGAAACCCTCTTTTAATCCTATACCATCGCACGAATATTTTGATATTAAAGGAGAAAGCATGTCTAATATAGAATAGGTACATGCGGCCGACAGACCAAGTATCCATAATTCTCCAGCATCTAAATTATTATTAGGTAATATTGATGCTATATAAACAACAACAAAACCTAAAAATATATATTTAAACAATTTTGTCAATGAATCATTGATATTGATTTTTTTTTCGTTCATATTCTTATTATAATATTATAAAAATATATATAAGATTATAGATATATTAAATTATTATAATATGACAAGTGAAACGCAAAAAATAGAATTAGTAGAAACTCGTGTAGAGGATCATTTAGATGAAGATAAACCTATCAGGGGGCAAAAATATGTTCTTTTATCATTTATTAGCCCCGAAGATGCGATTATTAATAAGGATGTTTTATATTTTAGTAAATTCATTGAAAGTTTTTCAAACAATGTTAAAGAAATTTTTAATAATATTAAGGATAAATATCCTGATTCAAAGGATATGATTGATAATGTCTTTGAAAATCATAAATATATTTTAAATGCCGACGAATTAAATGAACAATATAAATTCTTCAAATCCGTAAACGGCCAAGATTTAGATAATTCATATAATGAAAAATATGGGGCTGTTACTAGTATTCGCGGTGTTAAAGTAAGAGGCTCATTTGAAACTATTGAAGAAGCGAAAATCCGCAGTGAATTTCTTAAAAAACTAGGGGACAAATTTCATATTTATGTTGCCGAAGTAGGATGCTGGTGTGCTTGGTCTCCTGATCCCGAGTTTATTAATAATATTGAATATTCAAATACTCAGCTTAACACACTAATGAAAGAATATAAACAAAATATGGAAGATAAAGATGCTTTATTTGAAAGTAGAAAATTACAAAGCATTCAATCATCAATTAATTCGCAAAAAAATCAAACTCCCACAGATGCTATTAATGAGGAAAATGAGGAAAACGAAGATATTACAAATACAAATGTAGATTTATCAAGTATCAAGGAAAGTATAGAAAATGTAGATGTATGGTCTGAAAGAAAACTTGAAGAAAATAAATAATTTACTTATTTTAGAGGCTGATAATTATTGATATGAAAGCAATAGCCATATTTTTATTATTTGTAGGGTCTTTACTTATAATACAAGGATATTATAATCAAAAAAAAATATGTAAAAAGGATAAAGTAGTTGTTAAATATGTACCACGAAGTATTTATGAAGACCAATTAAAACCCGCCGAAAGTCTTCAAACTTTTTATAAAAGTATGTTTGAAGATATTATTTTACCTTAATATAGTTTATTTTTTATCCTTAATAATATTAAATGGAAATATTAAGAAATATAGAAAAAAATATTATAAATATTAGCAATAACGATAAATATGATGCTAATGATACACAATTATTAAAAAATAATATCAAAGAGTATTTAACATATATCAATGATAAGGAAAATATAATAAATGAAAAGAAAATAAAATATAATGAGCTGTATGAAAACCCGCGAATTAAGCAAGAATTAGAATATTCTAAATATTTAAATGATAAGAGAGAGTTATTAAATATTTTTGAACAAGAAAAGACTAAATCGGCACTATATAATTATTTAAATCTTAAGAGACCAAAATACAATGATATAAATTTATATTCTTATGAAAATATTAATTTAATAGAAAAGCGAAAAATAGATAATGTATTAATACGCAAGGATATAATTAAACCTCCTATTAAAAAAATGAAACCAGCTAAAGTATGTCCTGATGGTAAAGAAATAAACCCTTTAACTGGAAATTGTGTTAAAAAATGCAAAGATGATGAATTGAGAGATTTAGAAACTGGTAAATGTAAAAAACTAAAGAAAGAACCCAAAAAAGGCATCAAGAAAAAAGCGAAGAGTGACGCGAAGGGTGACGCAAAGAGTGACGCAAAGGGTGACGCGAAGGGTGACGCGAAGGGTGACGCTGACGCAGATGCTAATGTTAAAGTAAAAAAAGGGGATGGGGAGGGTGAAGTAGTCGACGTAGGCGACGTAGGCGATAAATGTTCTGAAAAAAAAATAAAAGAATGTGATAAAATTGGTAAAAAATGTAATCCTAAAACAGGTAGATGTATTAAAAAATAATATAAGTATAATTAGTTAATATCGCGTTTTAATATAAAATATCAAAATATAATATTTTATTAGTATCGTCTCATAATGTCTACGCCAACAAAAACCTTACCTGTTAATCAAAATGTTAAAACATTAGAAAATAATGATATTAATGATCCAATAGTTCAAGATGTATTAAATGAATTTCGCGAAGAATATTCTTCAAAAAATAAAGTTGAAAATAATATTGTTCAACAAAAATATGAAGATATGAGAGAATATAACCAACCTTCTCTACAGCAGCAACAACAGCTACAGCAGCTACAGCAGCTACAGCAGCAGCAACAGCAACAACAGCAGCAACAAAATCAATTAAATAATTATAATATAATAGATAATTATCAGCAGAAGCAACAGCAACAGCCGCAGCTTATTACAGATATTGATAAAAAAAACTATTTTGATATTGAATTGGTAAAAAAAAATTTAACAATAGTTATATTAGTTTTATTATTATATAATACCCCGCTTTTTAACACTATTTATGAAAAAATGCCGGAATATTTATATGATAATTTAATGTCATGTGATATATTGATTAAATCAATATCATTATTCAGTGTATTATACGTATTAGCATTTTTAACTTATATTTAATATCTTCTATCGTCTCCATATTTATAAGAATAGTTTATAACCTCGTCTTTACTTTTAATAATTGGAGCAGAAAAAAATTTATATATGAAAAATACTCCTACTATAAATGTTAAAAATATTGTAAATATCGTAGAGCTGAACAATAATTTATATGTAATACTATCATAAGTATCTTTATTAATGACAACTAAAGATATTATTGCTGCGGTATATAATATTATAATTAAACTATAAATAATTATAAATAAATATAGATTGTTATTATAACTATAACTCCATATTAATGCTACAACAACTATAATTGATACTATGGCATATCCAAACATAATAAATGTATTTTTAACGATTTCGTCATTTTCATCTTTAGAAACAAATCTTTCGTTTGCCATTATATTCTAATTATCAAAGAGATTTTTAAAATCAATAGTTCCATATTCTTTATTATAATTATCAAAACCACGCAAATGATAATTATCTGTATTTAATCCTTGTGATTTATAAACAGGCAGCGATTTATATTCATCGGGTAAGACATTAATATCAGATATTTCATCGCTATATATATTATTATCAAGTATATTTGTTTGTACTGCTACCAAATGTTGAGGTGTAATATAAGGTTGTAATCCTTGCGTTATAATAATATTATTTTTAATGCTATTATCGCTATTAATGCTATTATCGCTATTAATGCTATTAATGCTATTAATGCTATTATTATTTATGCCATTATTATTTTTTCTTTCTGGATATTCTAAAGAACATTTATTACCTGAGCACATATTATTAGGTTTTTTATTAGTATCTTGATTTATTTTTTCATTTTTATTTTCATTTTCATTTTCATTTTTATTTTCATAATATTCTTTAGTTTTTTCTTTAATTTCTTTGCTATATACTCTAAAATATATTATTAATATAGCAAGTGTTATTATGAAACCTGTAATATTATCAACAAATACTAATATTATTAAACAAAAAACTGCTATATATATTTGAAGAAAACAATTTTTAAACATATTTTGTAAAGGTATTTTGTAAATTAGCATTGCTATAAATAATAATGCTGTTGCTAAAATTCTTAATGAATCAATAATCATTTTTATATCTATTATATACTCTATTATAATTCATATAAAAAAATGATATGATAATATTATTGTATACATATAATACTTTTTAATGCTTACATTAAAAGGTTATAGTTTATCAAAGTCTTCACTAAATGCTGAAGAAATTGTAAAAATAAAAACAGAATTAACGCTGATACCTAAAGTTAATTTCGATATGGGAAATAAAAAAAGCGAAGAAGATAGTAAAATTATTCTTTATAAAGAAACTGATAAAAGAATATATATACCTAGATATTATGGATTAACTAAATATGGATTACCTGAAATTGTTAAAATATCTGGGGGAGCTGATATTAATGTAGAATTTATAGGCAAATTGAGGGAATATCAAAATGAACCTGTTAAAAAGTTTTTAGAAGCTGCTAAAAATCCTTTAAAGATGGGTGGTATTATTTCGGTACCTTGCGGTTTCGGCAAAACAATCATGAGTTTATATATAGCATGCCAATTAAAGAAAAAAACTATGTTTATTAGTCACAAAGATTTTCTTAATCAACAATTTATTGATACGGTGAAAACATTTTCACCTAATTCTAAAATAGGCATTATAAAGCAAAAAAAAGTAGATGTGGTAAATAAAGATTTCATTATAGCATCATTACAATCTCTTGCTATGAGAGAATATGATGAAAATATTTTTAGCGATATTGGATTTGTAATAATTGATGAAGTACATCATACAGGAGCTCAAGTTTTTTGTAAAGCTTTCAAAAAACTAAATATGCCTATATTCTTGGGATTATCGGCTACATTAAATCGTAAAGATGGAATGAGAAAAGTTTTTGAATATTATATTGGCAATTCTGTATATACTATGAAAAATAAAGACTTCACTGAAGTAGAAGTACAAATACATAAATATTACGAACCTAATTTTGAATACTCCGCAATAAAGCAAATGTGGAATGGAAAGGAAAATATAGCTGGTATGATAAATAATATATGTAATTTTATACCGAGAACAGAATATATAATAAGTGTAATTGAAGCATTAATTAAAAAGGAACCTGACCGGCGCATTTTAATTCTCAGTGAACGCAGAAATTTATTGAATGATATTGAAAAATATATAATAGATAA